CGGTCTTGAGCGTTGGCATTGCAGGAGGAACGGCCTGCACAGCTAACTAGTTTTGGGCGTCGAACGCCCTCTACTACAACAAGCGCGGAGACGTGATATTGGCTGCTGACCATGGCTGAAGTGTCGTCAGCATCGATTGCGGTAGCCAACGCCATGTCTGGGGTCCTCACTTCGGTGGGCACCTCCAGTTTGAGCAGGATTGTGGCCGGCGTCGACGCCACTGCCCACAACCTCATCGAAGGCGTTACTATACCCACTGCACAGCTGGCAGTCAAATCACGGGGCTACAAGTATCGAAGTTGCGGCGTAGCCGACGCCCCTTCGAAACTTTCCGCGCAGCAACTACAGGTAGCCAAGACAAGCTTGGACCCTAGGATTGTGAAGATCCAGAGGGATGCCGTGGGTCTCGTCACTCGTGCGAGCCAAGCGTCAGACGCCATCAACCGCAATCACCCGTCATTTGATGACATTGGTGCCGCCCATTTGCGTTTGACCATCCCAGTGCCCACAACCTCTCCCATCGACGGCTTCGAGCATCGTTGGGTAGGTGGTGGCGATGCGGGAACACCTACCCCGCCCAAAGACCCACCGGCTGCAAGCGAGGATTCTGCGAAGGATCCCAAGGAGGAGAAGCAGGAAGACGAAATGCCTGCTCTTCTCCACGTCTGCTACTACTGCGACAAGGAACTGGGCACGGGCGAATCGCCCGATCCCTGCACCTGCAAGATGCCTTATCCCAAAGGTTTGATGCTTGGTTCAGGTTCTGCCCCAGCTCCCAAGGCCAAACCGAAGAAGGCCAACATTGGTGGCTTGCTTGGATGGTCTCGGAGTCAGTACTCCAGAGACGACGATCCACTAGGTTTATACGAAGAGTATCCGTCCGACTCCAGTTCGGAGGAAGAGGATGAATCCGAGCAAACTCCTAAGGCAGCGCCTACTTGCCCAGCTACGCCCCTAGCGGCGCTTGGCAACGCGTTGCAGGCCCGGGCCACCATTGATAAGATGCGAAACGCTACTCCCAGCATCTCCGTTTCGACATCTTGCGGCTTCTGCGAATGGCTTGACGCAGGAAAAGTACGAGGTTTCTTCGAGCGCGTTTACAACGTGGCCAACCCCACTTGCGCGCGCGATTTGTACGTCCTCGACGTTATCATCCCCACTGAAGTTCTGACTTCATGCATGGAAACAGCGGACTCCTTGGTTGGGGAGGACAAACCCGCTAAGAACTTGCATGTTCAGAAGGCCCAGCGAAAGCTAAAGCGCCTAATCAGTGGGCTGGTAAGCCAGGACACGTACAACTACCTCGAAACCATCACGAACCTTATCGTTATGGCACTGTTGCTTGACTCGGGCGACACGGGAAAGAGCCACTGCGAGATCCTATCTTACTCCCTGAACCAACCCATGTTCAAGGATTTCTTTGCCAACCAGCAATTGGAATCCGCCATGGAGGACCTCAAGGATGCCAAGATGGAAGCCGGCCACCCCGTTGACCGAGTTGTATGGGCAGTCCCAGCCCCCGAGGTTAAGGGCAAGCTGAGCGAGAAGGTTGTGATGTACGAAACCGCAGCATTTGGCGATTACGAACTAAAGGAGAAACTCCCTGTTCTAGGGGCGGTTCAAGTTGGGGTCGATTTGCTGGGAAAGCCAGCACCTAACGACCAGACCAACCCCTTAACGTTCGTTTCCGCCATTTACCGCCACTTCGGCGATACTGACGCCGTCATCGCCGAGGGTACCCCGTTCGAATACGTTATCAACGTGGATCGGAGCGAAAAGGCCAAAATGGACCCGGACATGGATAGGGTTTGGGATGACATCACCGCCGACCATGCGGAAGATTATGGCCGCGTTCTGACCGACAAGGATCAACGTTTCGATTTCGATTTTCTCGATGACGGGAAGCCCAACTCCTACTCCATCGAAGCTTACGAGAAGTGGCTTGCGGAACAGATAGCAGATGAGAAGTTCTTTTCGGCGGATAACGCCATGGCCCAGCTACTCTCCAACATTAAGGAGGCCCAGGAGCATCTTCAACAGTTGAAGGCTTCCGGGGCTTGCAAGCGTGGAGAGGATAGCTCGCGCGGCAGGCTTGTTATCACGCCCGGGAAGATGGGATCGGAAGGGCTGCATCAGGCGCGCACATCCCCAATGATTAAAGCGTTGGAGGCCATGCACGCCATTCTTTATAACCATACCAACCTCAAGGGGATGACGGAAGAAACCAAGCGCATTCGCTTTGCCGAGTACCTAAGAGCGATACCCAAAGGGGCACCGGTTTTTGGCTCGGACAAAAGAGCGAACGACGGAGGCTTCCGCGACCATGTTTGGAAAAAATGCGTCAAGTACTTAGCCAAGATGGCCGAGGTGTTTGAAGAAAAGGTGGTTACGCGGCCTTACGTGTACTCGCCTGACGAGCACCTTACGGAAGATGCGTTTCCAAAGGGCACCCTGGAGATTAAGTATTGGATCATCCGGCTAACGCCCATGCTAGCAATTTTGCTTTCAGGCATTGGCCCAACATCCTTCTTAAACAGGTTGGAATCCACGGTTGAGAATGGCACATGCGTCCTCAAAACCTATGGGGAGGAAGCGTACCAAAAGCGGCGGAAGGCTGAGCGCGAGGCACTCGCATCCACTCACCCCGCCTGGAACTTGCATCCCTTGCCCCACGCCGCAGAGTTCGTTGAGTGGGCCCCGCTTGTTCCCAGGATGGTCACTGACACGAGCGTCAAATGTGACAAACTGGAGGACGAGCAGATTCTCACCCCTCATTTGGGCATCAACGAAGGCGATGACCAGGTTCACGCGTTTTTGCCGCCGGAAGGTGATGACTGGAAGGGCCTCAATGTGAGGGAGCTAGTCATGAAGTACACCGCGGCGTTGAGCGCAAGCACCGGCTTCATCTTCGAGCCCGCGCTTACAGGCGACGACCTTGATATGGTTGGCCGGAACAGCGTTTTTGAAATGCTTTCCGCCTGGGTTGGCTTGCCAAGCGGCAAGGCCAACGACTACGAGGTTGCCGTCATCGTCCCGAAGGTTCTGAAGGCTCTCAGGAAGTTGCCCCATTGTACCATCAGCTCGCAGCACACCATCGAGCGCGATGACAAAATGGAGCCAGTTGATGTTACCCGGAACGCAACTTTCTGGAGCCTCGCGCTAACCAAGTACTACGCGTTGGCGATCATCAATCATGAGTCCCTAGGCATCCGCGGGCTTTTCCTATCGCATGGCGATTATTGCTATGGGAAGCTCGTGGGGCTGCTCGGCAAGCAAGGCGCGTACGCGCATGCCACTACCTATGGAGATCGTGACCCTGAACGCAGGCACATCGAAGAAGCCGCTTCAACCACTTTCGAGCAGTGCGGAGTTTTGCGCGAGCATGCGCATGAGCTTTGCGCCAGCGTTAAGGTTGAGCGGGTTATTCGCGTTTGCTGCACCGCATGGCGCAGCGAGTTGCCTGAACTTATGATGAAAACGAAGGAGGAGGTCATCGCATC